AACGTTCTTAACGAGGCCTTTCTTGAGAGGTTCCCTGTGACCATCGAACAGTCTTATCCGACTGCCAAGATGGAAACTAAGATGCTCGTAAACGAGTTGGCAAAACACGACCTAAAGGACGACAGTTTTGTGGACAATCTGATTAAGTGGGCTGACGTTATTCGTAAAACGTTTATGGAAGGTGGTTGCGATGAGATTATCTCAACTCGCCGTCTGGTTCATATTATCGGTGCCTACAGTATCTTTAAGGACAAAATGACTGCCATTCAATTGACCGTCAATCGTTTTGATACCGAGACTAAGGAATCTTTCCTTGACCTCTATACCAAGATTGACGCTGGTGTGGATGTCACGAGTATAAACGAATCATCTCAGGACGATGATGATGACGATGGTGAGGAACTACCTTTCTAGTTCGGGCAAGTATTCTTTATCATTAGTTAAAGAAACCCAGCTTCGGCTGGGTTTTTTTATGCCTATTTTCCTCATAAATATTGTATATGATTAGGAAAATATTATGTCATTTTTAGGACAAGATGGATTCAAATGGGCCATAGGTGTATGTGAGGACAGATTCGACCCAGAAAAGTTGGGAAGAATTCGAGTTCGATGGTTAGGACTTCATACCGAAGACAAAGACAAAATTCTAACTAAAGACCTTCCATGGTCTTCTGTTATGCAATCCGGTACAGGAACAAATATTGCTGGTGTTGGAGATAACTCAAATATTATTGAAGGTACATGGGTTGTAGGATTTTCTACAGATCCAGAGTCATTACAAGAATGGATTGTGATGGGCACTCTGCCCGGTCTCAATACTCGCACTGCTTATAAAGGAGGAAAAGTATCTGGCGACACTGTAGAAAATTCTTTCTTTGGGGCTGTACCTCACGCTCGTGCATGGAACAAAGCTCGCGGTGACTTAAAAAAGATACAAGAAAAGTATGACGGCAAAACACCTAATTCTGAAAAAGTTTATTTGGATTATGAGAAAGGGTTTTATGATCCAACAATTGATTTAAGAAATATTCCATATCCTCCATCGGCTGCAAGTTATGGTAATCCAGTTGCAGGTCACTCATTTACTCCAAGTAAAGAAGCTCCAGATTTATCTTTAGAAGATACTGAAAAGAAAATAACCCGAGTACCAAATTACTCTGATGAGAAAGGTGGAGATCATCCATCACTTTTAGATTTAGATGGTCAAGAAAAGGCCAATTGGGAATATGCCACTAAGAAAAGTATTTCTTTTGTAAGAGCCACACATTCTGATGTGCTTCATCATCTTTATAAGACTACTCGTAGACTTACGGCTGATCGAAGATTTTTTCCAGACTGGACACACTTTGGAACTTTCAGATGGCCTGATGCAAATACTTATTTCAAAGTTGGAAATGATTCTGAACCAGAAGGTCAAGAACCTAAGAGAGAATTCTTAGGAGAATACATAGACGCATCTAAAGGACGTGAAGGTGTTATTTTCTCTACAGGTTATCTTGAACCAGATTATTGGTCAGAGAACAGAGAGTATGGAAGTAAAGGTGGAACGTATGGTCCTGCCTTTCCTATTACACGAGACACTCCAACTTATATTCCACAAGATGAAGCTTCTCTAGCAGGCATATCACCTAACGATACTCGTGCAGGATGGGGCCAAGGTTCGGGAGAGGAAACAGGATATTGGTCACTCAAGGGTGAAGACTATCGAGTTCCTAATCCTAGAGTTAGATGGGTTCGTAAGGGTCATCTAACACCAACAGAACGTCAAACTGTCATGGAACTTTTCATGGGAGGTCATTATGGATCAGGCATCTATAACATTAGTGATCCAGATGATGGTCGACAAGACATTCAATGGGATGACGTTAAAGAAGATGATCTAGTAGTCGTTCCAACACCAGATACAAATCCTCTAGCAATGGGAGGAATACCAATATCTTCCACTGATGGAAAGACTGTCACAACCGTGTCTAGTCTATGGGCAGATTCTACAACATACTTTTCTGATTCCAATCTGTCACGAGGAGAACCTTCCAAACCATTACTACAGGCAGGTGACATTGTGCAGATTGCGGGATGCCGTGGTATGCAAGAGTTAAATGGAAGAATATTCCGATTGTTAAGTTGTAGTGATGATGGTAAAAGTTTCACAATGGAACTTGGTACTGCTGATGGTTATGTGTGGTCCGGACCTGGATTTATTTCATGGACTTCCGTTAGAGGACAATTAGGAAATTATAAAGTAGAAGCTGAATCAGTAAAAAACGATAATTGGTCTACCTATTTGGGCGGCGGTGTAGTTATTCCACATAATCCTCATTGGTCTCTCTGTTGGAAAGCAGATATGAGAGAACGTCAAATCAATATTGGTTCTCCTGATCCAGAGACTGGTAAGAATGAGATGCACTGGAACCAGCCTGCAGGCGACTACAACGCACGCTATCCTTTTAATAATGTCTACGAATCAGAGTCCGGTCATATCATGGAGTACGACGATACTCCCGGCGCTGAGCGTATTCATCAAATGCATCGTTCGGGCACTTACTATGAGATTGACCACAATGGAACTCGTACTCATTATGTAAAAGGAGATAATTACGATATTCGTTTACACGATGACTATATGTACGTCAAAGGAAAAGTTGTGCACACTTTTGATGACGAGGTAATGATTCGTTATAATGATCGTGCGGATATTTCTGCTGCTTGGAAACTACAGTTATGGTCTGGTGGTGATATTGATATTCATTCCAAACGTAATATTAACTTTAAGGCAGATGGTGATATTAACTTCCAGGCTGACGGCCATATTAATCTTCATGGCACAGGAGTTACTGCCGATCAGACGGATGAATATCGTGCAGGATCAAGAAACGCAAAAGAGAGATCCAAGATTCGTATGAAGGCTGCTCATGTTGAGATTGAAGCAATCGGAGATGATACAAAACCAAAACAATATGGTGTATTCGTACAATCAAATCAGGCACCAATAGGATTAAAGACACTATCAGATGGTGATGCTGGCGATATACATATTGCTGCCGGAGAAGATTTAGAACTCTTTGCTTGGAAGAATCAATATCGAGAAGCTCATCAAGAAAACATTTATGATTATGTATATGGAGATTATCGACTAGGAGTTCAGAATGGAGACATTCATGTTTATGCAGCTTCAGGAAAAGAGATTCATAAAATAACTCAAACTGTTGATATTACTTCATGTCAAGGAGATATTCAACTAAATGCTCCTTATGATATTAAGGTTGAGAGCGGAACTCAATATGGTAATATCTATCTGTCTTCTGGTATGAAAACAGAGCTACAATCAGAAAGAGAAATATCTCTTTATAGTGAGTCCTTTTTAAATTTAATATCTTTTGGACGAGTAGATATTCAATCTCTAGGTGGTGAAATGGAACTTAAAGGTGTCAGTGGTTGTTATGACGATGGCAACAAAGCAGGTACTGGAACTATAACAATTCATAGTGACACGATAGTTAATATAATACCGTATCCAAATCTTGGTCAAGGACCTACGCCTATCTCAAAAGAGGTACCTACTTCTGTAACGTCTGAAACATCTGCGGATAGTAAAACTGCTTGGGTTCCAGAAACAATGGAATTACTTTCAATTGATTTACCTAATCCCAGACCAGCAATTGGAACCAGCGTTACTCAATTAGCCTTGAACATTAATAATTTAGAGGCAGGTACTGGTGGTGAGAATATTCGCAATCTTCACGATACAATAGAAAATATGCAAAAAGGATTGAGTGCATATGTAACAAAAACATATCCATCAACTTCCGATAAAAAAGTTTATATTCAAGATCAAAGTGAAATGATTAGAACTGGAGGTTCGACATACGATTTAGAATCTCCATGGAACGGGTATGAAGAAAAGAATAAAACAGTAAATCCTTTGGGATTAGAAAATGCCAAAAGATTTACAGAAGTTTCTGCTCTTTGTTCTAGTGAAGTAGTTGCAGAAATTGAACCTTGTATACCGGCCGAACCCGATCCTTGCGAGTTACAATACAATTCGTGGTTAAGTCTGTTTAGTGTTGAAACCTTTGCAGGAAATGGAGTAGACGATACGTTCTTAACTGTTACTCAATCTGAAAGTACTCATGTTGGTGTTGTTATAACAGATAGTAGTGATAGTTCGTTTAACTGTTTAGATGGGTTTGGAGCAGACTATGAACTCACGGATGATCCTTTTATTCCTGGAATAGCAACATTTGACTTCTCGGTAGGATGGGGAGCACCAACAGCAACACAAACAGTTTATGCATTTTATTTATAACAAATAGGAGAAAAATATGTTAAGCAAATTGATTGAAAAAGTGAAAGATCGAGAAATGAATATGGGACTTCTTATGGTTCTTATTGGAATTTTGATTTGGATTATTCCGGTCAAACTCGTTTTAACTTTATTTGTAATTTATGGTTTAGTACAAATCTTCTGGAAGAAAGAAGAAAAGATTAGAGACATTCATCATCACCATCATCATAATGGAAACAATGGTAATGGTAAAAAGAAAGTAAGGAAGAAAGCTAATGGCTAAAAAGGCAGCTCAACAAAATAAAATTGAACCTGTAAAGAAAAGAACGTCAATTGGTTGTTCTGTTAGGTCTCGGCCAAAGAATAAAAACAAAAGACGTAACTTTAAAAAGTATAGAGGTCAAGGAAAGTAGATAAATATTAGAACATGGCTACAGAATATAACTCAGGATATACAGATGCACAATCTGTAAACAATAATGGAGAAAGTAGTTTTACTTTCAAGGATATAAATTTATTCTTTTCTCCCAATCCAGTAACAAAAGATATATCTACGGTATCGGATGCTCAAGCAATTAAAAGATCCGTTCGTAATTTAGTTTTGTTAAATCCTGGAGAGAAACCATTTCATCCAGAAATTGGTACAGGTATTCGTGGTGCCATGTTTGAAAATTTTACTCCAATTATTTTGTCTAATTTGAGAACAAAAATAAAAGATACTATTGACAGATATGAACCTAGAGTCACTTTGACTTCAATAAATTTCGGAGTTGAAGAACAAAATTTAGACAATAACACTTTGGCGTGTACCATTAGCTTTATTATTAAAAATACACCAAACAGATTAGAAGAAGTAGAAGTTCTACTCAAGAGAATACGATAATGGCTGCAGGATTAAATACAAAAGGAAAGTTACAAATTACTGAACTTGACTTTGACAGTATCAAAAATAATTTAAAAACCTATCTTAAAGGTCAATCTCAATTTACCGATTATGACTTTGAAGGATCAGGTATGAATATTCTACTTGATACGTTAGCATACAACACTCACTATAATGCTTTCTTGGCAAATATGTTAGCCAATGAAATGTTTTTAGATACAGCTCAAAAAAGAAACTCAGTTACTTCTCATGCAAAGGCTTTAGGATATACGCCAACTTCAAAGACAGCTCCAATTGCATACGTTAAGGTTCAAGTCAATGATGCCAATACGACAAGTATTACTATGCCGGAAGGTTATGCTTTTACCTCAACTATAAATGGTGTGACATATCAGTTTGTAAATATCGCAGATCGAACAATTCAACCAGATACTGGACTTTATGTTTTTGGTCCTGATACGGGTATTCCCGTATATGAAGGTACTTGGACGACTACCAGATTTACTGTTGATCTTGCAGATGCAGATCAGAGATTTATTATTCCTAATGATGATGTAGATATCTCTACTCTACAGGTTCAGGTACAGAACAGCGTATCTGATAGTACCACAAATACCTATACAAAATCAGATTCGCTTGTTGATATTACAGAAACAACAAAGGCATATTTTATACAAGAAAATGTAAATGAGCAATGGGAAGTTTACTTCGGAGATGATGTTGTCGGTAAGGCTCTAGATGATGGAAATATTGTAATTCTAAAATATGTTGTAACAAATGGTAATGAAGCAAACGGTGCAAGTTCATTCAATGCTAGCGGTAGTATTTCTGGGTTTACTGATATTACAACTACCACGATGAATGTTGCTTCTGGTGGAGCTGAAGCTGAAAACTTAGATTCAATTAGAGCAAATGCTCCGTTTAGTTATGCAGCACAAAACAGAACTGTTACTGCTAAAGATTATGCTGTAATGGTTCCAAAACTTTATCCAAACGTCGAGTCTATTTCAGTTTGGGGTGGAGAGTATGAAGATCCTGCAGTTTATGGTAAAGTGTATATTAGTATTCGCCCAAAGGCGGGTAACACACTAACTCAATCTACGAAAGAAAGTATTGTTTCTTTATTAGAAGAATATAATGTTGCTTCAGTAACTCCTGTAATTATAGATCCTGAGACAATTAAAATAATTCCAAAAATTTCTTTTAAGTTTAACAATACAGTAACAACAAAAAGTAAAGAAGATTTGGCTGCACTAATTACGTCTGCGGTTACTACATATTCTGATGATAATTTGGAAAAACATGAAGCTATTTTTAGATACTCTCCATTTGTTCGTTTAATTGATGATGTTGATTCTTCTATACTATCAAACATTACAAGCATC